AAATTGAACGTATAACTGGCCGGTTCTGAAGCCGCACGTTTCCACGCGATGTACATGTGAAACGAGTTCGCCGTGGCATTTGCGATGACGTTCCACGTCCCTGCGACATCAGTAACAGCACCCGTGGCGTCCTTGGACATGAAGAACAACAGAATGTCGTTGTCGGCTGTCCCTGCCGGAACGTTGCACGTGACATTGGCCCCCGTCGCTCCGCCTGCGTTCGCCTTTTGCCGGAACGCTGGGGATGCCATGCGTCAGCCGATGTTCCAATCCACGCCGTCGAGCCGGCCGTTCGTCGCGTTGACGAACAACTCCATTCGGTTCGCGGCGTTAGTGGGAATCGCCTGGACAAACTCGACTGCGCTCGGTCCACCGGGCGGCTCAGTTCGGGAGAATGTTCGTCCATTCTTGAGAACCGTAGCTTGGGCAGGGAGTGGCACATCAGTTGAGTTGTTGAACATGCGGACAGCCGTCACGAAAAGCGTCACATCGTCATAGTCGTAACTCACTCGCCGCACCGTGCCGTCCAGCGCAATGTCCTCAAACTTGACCACATTCACCGTCGCCATCAGGACTCCACCAGCTCCACGGTAAGCGCTTCCAAATCGACGTGGTTGTTGATCTGAATACACGCCTTCTCAAGATGACGCAGCGCGGTGACGCGGTCTGACCAGCGAACAGGACGGTCGATGTGCAGGTTGCTCGTGGTCACCGTTAGGCGAAGAACGACAGTCGGATGCGTAACGTTGGCCATATCAACCAATCAACGCGCCATTAGTCTCAGGTGCGCCGTACCGCAACGCGTGGTACACCTGCTCCATGTTGACCACGTTCAGCCGCGCGAGCACCTCATGGCCAATGGCAATGGACATATCGAGGTAGACCTTGAATCCCAAAGCACGCGCGCGATTACAGAAGTAGTAATCCTCAGACAGATTGTTGAAACCGCCAGCCTGCGGGTCGTTCTCGACCCCAAATCCGAACAGCGGCCAGAATCGCCACGATGCGTTAGTGTTGCATTCGGGCAGCACCTCGACCATCGCCGCGATAACACGCCGATGCACGGCAAAAAACCCGGTGGCCACATGGCGCATCTCGAGCGGTTCCAGGTCCGGGCCGAAGCGTAACAATGACTCGCCCAGCGTCCGAATCGCCAGGTGGCTGGCGTCGCCAGTAGGGTACGCCGCGGCGATCACGTCATGCCCGTCACGACACCGCTCGACGATCCCGTTTGCGTCCTCAGGGTCGAACACGATGTCGTCGTCGACCATCAGGAAGACGTCGTCGTTCGTCTCGCGAAACCATTTGGATGCCTGGATGGAGCGGGCACGGTTGATGCCCGCCTCACCCCCGAGTTGCTCACGCCACTGGTTCGGTCCCGGCGTCGTGAGCAGTTTCGTGATACACCCATGCGTCGGCAGGCTGACCGACCGATACGCGCAGACGATCAGTGTGGCGTTGCTCAAAGCGTGACCTGCTCGCGGAGTCGCTCACGTCGAAGCCGATCATACTCGCGCTTCTCAGCCTTATGCGCCTCGTAGTATTCGCGCATCCGAACCGCTCTCCCTTGCTTATCTCGCTCGTAGTTAGCCTTCACGCGTTGCCTGCGTGCCTCGCGCTGCTCTGGCGTTTCTTTTGCGTAGACGCCGGTCACGCGCTCGGCATTGCACGCGCGACAGATGCGCTTGCCGGCCTTGCCCACGTAGGTGTTGGCATCGTCGTAGAGGTGGCCCTTCGGGCAGTGGGTAATAGCCGCCATGCGCTCGCGGAGTCTGGCAATAAATTCTGGTGTCGCCGGTGGTGGAGTGCCTGCTTTGGGAGCAACGTTGAACCAAGGTCGGAGGCCATCGATATAAGCCTGCTCGCGTTCGAGCAGATCGACTCTGGCGCACTCCTCCAAGATGATGATGCGGAACGCATCAGCCCCATACTTTCCCCATGCGTACCTGAGTTGCGGATTCGTATGTTTCCCCGACTCCAATAGGCGACGATGCGATGCCCATCGACTCCCGATATCAGCACTGCTTCCGACATAAAAGCGATCAGTGCCGATCTGCTCAATGACGTAGATGCCGCAATGATGCGTCCGTTTCACCATGCCCTCTCCTGCACCAGGGTATCAGGCGAGGGCAGTGAAACTCCGTTTTTGTGACGCCTAGACTGCGCCTGAAATGTACGGCGACAGACGCTCGCGAGCAGTGGTTTTACGATTGGCGCGGTGGTGACGGTGAGTCTGCGATGCTCGGTCACCCAGGTCCATTGTGACGGTTGGGTAACGGAGGGCAGGCTCGTAGATGATGTGGGCGCCCGTCAGGCCCGCGGTACCGCCGGTGAATGCGCTCAGTGACACCTCGCCCAAGGACGCGGTGTTGCCAATGGTCGACGGCTCCTCGCCTGGAGCTGCAACCCACCGCACGATGCCACCGAAGGCGTTGTACGACAGGTTGAGCAAGTGCAAGGTCGTCGAACGCTGCGGGTTGGTACCAGCGATGGTGAATCCAATCGGTACGACCGACAGGACCGAATGCGTGCCGTCCAATGCGGCTTGCATAGCACCCGACGTGCTCGACAGGGTGACACCCACGGTCGAGTCGCGCGACAGCAGCATGAACGTTGGCGAGCTGGCACCAGCCTGGCCACCGAGATAGACCTCGATGAACGTGAGCCGCTGCGTGGCGTTGCCGCCCTGCACAGCCATATACGAGCCATTGGCCAGCGCGGTCGCCGCGTCAGCCGTGGCAGTGGGCGTGAACGTCGTGAATGAATAGGAGAACTTGGCCATGGTGAGGGCGTCTTACCTTTCAGAATGCGTCAATAGCGACGGATGAACAGGACCGCGGAACGTACTGGTCTGTTCGGCCAGTAGCAACTGATAGTGGCGTACATCCTCCTTGACATCTGTCCATGTGCAGAGAGGACAGAGTCCCTCTGGAGTGGGGTAGTTGACACCATCGAAACGGTGACCAGCCTCGCAATAACGACCTTCCAGGAGCGTGCGCTGCTCCTGCGTCAGTCCAGTCATAACGGCTTACCAGGGACCAGGAGGGGACTGGTGGGCAAAGCGTGGAATTTGCCGTCTGAAATAGCGTCGGCCAACTGTTCGAACGGCTCACACCACAGGTTGTGGTTATCACACACGACTTTCATGCACTTGCGACAGACTTCACGCTCACGCGTACGCTCTGGCCGCTTGAGTACGATGGCATGGCAATGCGCACAGGTCCATGTGTCCACCTCGACCGCGGTGCTACCAGGCACCGGTATGCCTCCGAGCGCGGCTACCTGCGGCGCCATAGCTTCGGGGATACCAGGCGAGTTGCGGTGATCGATAATCAGGTACCCGTTATGCCCTCCAATCTTGGTTGAGGCCAAATTGCCATCCCTCCTTTCAGGTGTTAGCCAACGAACTGCACACTGCTACGGCCACGAGAACCGAGGTACGCGAGTTGAAACATGAATGACGCCCACCGTCCAAGTGCTAGTGCGGGCCTCGACGAGTCCGTTGGTACTGCAACCGCGATGAGGTTGTCCCCAATGACGAGACTTGCCTGAAAAAACGCGTTCGTCAATCCAACACCAAAACCCAGTCCATTGACGTACGACAGATTGGCGGTCCCTTGCTGGTCTATCAGTGCGAACGTTCCATTCTGCAAACCTGGCGATATGTGATCAGACCGCACAAGATCACCGGCCGGCACATTCAAATGAAAGCGGTACAGCATCACTCGCTCTGGGACTATTTCGACCGGTGAGATCCACAACGGGTCGCCCCACAGTTGGGTAGGAGGTGTGGCGGCAGGATTGTCGGCCGGCGGGAATGGATCGGTACCCAGTGTTGCCACCACCGGGGCGGTCCAGAAACTATCGTCGAAAGCTGGCTGTTCCCATCCTGGCGGCGGGAACGTACTGCCTTGTCGATACGACGACACTTTGCCTTCGCCCGCAATAGTCGATGTCTGTAAGTAGGTGACACCGTCTATGGTGGATATGACTGTCGGCACTCAGCGTCCATAAACCATTGTGATTACAGGGTTGTGTCGAGCGAATGCTCAATCGTGCCCTCACGCGGCAGAGGAGTCCACGGGCGCCGAATTGGCATATCGAGCACGGCACCGAAGAATGGCGGCGGACCAGCCCACAACCAGAACTCCGCAATCGTGTAAACCTCTGGGCCATCGGATGTGAAGTTCGATGATCGACCGAACCCATCGGTGCCGTTGGTTGTTTCACAACGATGCTGCACCTCGACTACGGCCGATGACCTGAGTGCGAACAACCCAGCAACAATCGAAGTTGTCACCGTGCTTGCTGCTCGTGCCGACTGCCCCTGAACGAGCGTTCCGCCACCGGTTATGTTCTGGAGACGGGCCTGATGATCATTGACTGAAAAAGCAGGCGCACTAATGTTGCAGCGATACGTACCAGCATTGAGCGTGATCTGATTCAGTGTTCGATCCAACACTGCCAGATTCTGATCATTAGCAAGAAACGTGTTCAGCGTGCGTGTACGCCACGCTCCTGTAGTAAATGCACCCCCATTGGTACCGTCAGGTTTCTGGTCCTGTATGCATATGTATGGTGGCGCACCGGTAACGGTAAGCGTGCCAGGAGGGCCAGGCAACCCCTGAGCACCAGCCGCACCCGTCGGACCTGTAGCGCCTGTCGGACCCGTCGGCCCTATGGTAGCAATGTTTGAGAACGTGAGCGATGTCGACCCTAGCGTAACTGCTGCTGTCTGGGTATATACCCAGATCGTGCTCCCATTCGTCGTGCCTTCACGGACATAGATGAACCACCCCAGTGGAAAGTCCGCAGCACTGTCGGCGTCAACCGAGCGAGTCAGTAAGGTAGCCGCACCCGTCCAGACATAAATGCCATTGTCGGCTGGCGCGGCCTGATCCTTGAGCAGAACCCGATCGCCAGAGGCCAGCGTGACACCATCTATCGTCGCGCCTGGTGTGGCCAGCGTAATAGCTACGGTCGATGCGGCGCGTACCGGTTCCTTGAGCCGCTTGGCTTCGTGGAGATCGGCTCCGCTAGCTGAGGAATGAGCAGGCAAGCCTAACTCCTGGCCACAAAGGGGATACCGCTCGAGTCAGTAAAACTCACGCTGCTGCTATCGAAGAAAGCCGGCGCATCAATACCCGCCACATCAATCCTTCTCAAAGTCAAGGTGAACGTGAGCACGGTCGCGCTCCCCGAAAACGTTGCGAGCGCATAGGACAGAATGTCGCCTGGCTGGAGTTCGGTGATCCAACCTGAGATGTCGATATCGACCTCGGCCTGAGCTGTCAGTCCTGGTCGCGTCGTCCCGTAGATCGGTCGTGCGCCACCACCCCACATCCCGTGTGACGCTAGACGAATGTCCACGGTCGCCGTGACAGTGATCGGGGTGATGAGTAAATCGGTCGGACTCCACACGCCCGCCGCCAAGTGGGCGCCGACAATCGTGAAGGCGCCTGATGGCATCTCGGGTATCCCGCCCATGCCAACGGTAAGCGG